GCCCTGCTCAAGCACTAGCGACTGCAAGAGGCGCGTCGTGTTTAATGCCAGCGTGGCGTTGTGTCCATTGGCAATCGTTGACCATGTCTGCTGGTAGATTGCTGGCTGGCGTGTAAGCTCGATAACTTGCTGTGCGTATTGCGTTGAGCTACCATCAACAGCTATTGAGCCTGTTGGCGTTGATTCTGGAAAGAGTGAAACCGATGCACCGCTCAAGGCTGTCTGAGCCCCTAGTGTGCGCCAGGTGATCGTGTATTGTGTATCTGACTGCTTAACCACGTCCACAAGGCTGGCTGTGCCAAGATCTGGGCCTGTGTCGCTGTTTAAGGCGTTGAGTGCGTCCTCTACGGCTTGCCCGCTTGCCCCATACTCAATGGTGGCTGTGTCAGTGCCGTCTGTAAGCGTAAACGTGCCACTCTGAGGCGTGCTAATCGTGCTGATGGCAACTTGCACGTCTGTTGTCGCTCCACCGCTGGCGGGGTCATACGTGCCATCGTTAAGCACAAAGTAAATATTGGTGTCGTAACTGCTACCAGCAACGAAAGCACCGACTGGCGCTTCTCTTTGTGGTTGGTTGATGCCAGCAACTATTGAGCGGTCAACTGGGCGTTCTGTGTTGATGAAAATGTCTGGCATGGCTTATTTTTTGTAATATATATAAAGGCAAAAGTCAATCACGTATCATGAGAGGTAGGTTGATGTTCCCCCTGTAACTTCGATTGTGGCATATGCAAAGGTGGCAGGGGGAAATGTGATTGCTGTGCTAGAGGATAGAGTCACGGTCTGGCTTGATCCCAGCTTTTTATATGTCGCCTTAATTGTAGCACCCCCACCCGTGTTCACATTTACGGTAAAATCGGCTGTTGCTTGGTAGCAAAAGTGAAATTTCACATTGCCATCAACGCTTTCGCCTAATCCTGCTGTGCCGTAGTCTGCCATGTTATGAAATTCGCTCGTATCCTAGATGCTCAAAGTCGTCAGCGTATAGCTCGCCAATGATGGCGATCGCTTCGGGTGAAAGATCATCTTGCCAGCTTTGTGTGGTTCTAAGTGTTGATCTGTTGATATGCTTTAATCCGCTTAATTTATGCTTGTTTGATAATTCAACCCAATCATCTGCGAGCGTCTCAAACCTTAACAAAAAATCAATCCTTGGAGATCCTTTTAGCCAGTAGCGTTGTGGCGCAGTAAATGAAACCTGCCTCCTTGTTTTGGCTTTCAACCAAAAAGAATCTGGCGTTTCGTTTTTGCTGATGAACTGCTTGCAATATTCTGGTGACTTTTGCTTTAAGAAATAAAACAGACTCACCGCCCTGTCGTATGGATTGCGAACACATGAGAAAATAAAATCATCATCTACTGCATTAATTACAGGACGATGGCCAGATGTTTGTTTTATTGCTTGGCATATACTCATGCCAGCCGTCTTTGGTATATGTATAAATTTAAGCATTGGGATCTGTAACTGTGATATCATAGCCATCATAATAATAAGTGTCAGAAATAGTGGTTGCGCCTGTTGGATCACATTCATCTTCACTTTCAAGTATAATTGAACCCGCTTGAGCAAAATCTTCGTTGCCAAAGTAGCAAAACCAGCCTATGCCGTCCCATCCCAACTCAAAGACATATCCACGATAATAGTTATCTGGATATTGAGCATATAAATAGGTGCAGTCTTCCGAGATGTCAATTGTTTGCGTTTGATATGTGACAGTTGAACCAAAGTTAGACGTGACTGGCCATGTGGCTGTTATCTGTGCAGGAGCGCAACACCCGCTCTCAACCTCATACCACGCCAGCCAATCTTGATTTGGCCAGTCGCCCTTTGCGATGTTGACTGGGTAATGGTAAAGCCTTTTATTAACAGCCGACGGTGTGTTCTGGAAGCTGTCTGATAAGTTGCCCCAAGGGCCTGCGCGTAGGATTGCCATTGTTATCTGTATTTATTAGCAAAAGCCATTTTGTCGGCTTCGGCTTGTCTCTTTTTGGTCGCCTCGTCCATCATAGCCATCTCTAAACTGGATGTTCTATTCATCCTTGCCCTCTGCCTATTGGCTCGCCTAATCGCTTCAGATCTATCTGCACCGCCTCGTAGTTTTGCAGGTATTTTCTTTATGGCGTTGGGTGGTGTTGCGCCGACTCTTGGTGGTGCTGTTGGTTGCCCACCATCATCAAGCAATGCACCGCTTGGCTGCCCATCCGTTCTGGTAGTAAATCCGTCATCAAGTAAAGCACCGCTTGGTTGCCCGTCCGTTCTGGTAGTAAATCCGTCATCAAGCAACGCACCGCTTGGCTGTTGACCAGCTCTCGTCGTTGATCCGTCATCAAGTAAAGCACCGCTTCCACCTACCACATTGCCAAATGCGTCAACTTGTTTTGCGCCTCCTCTTGTCGTTGATCCATCGTCGAGTAAAGCTCCACCATTTTTTATCTTAACGCCCTGCCCTCCCCCTGCAGCCTTATTAAGTTTATCACGATTACCCTGTGCGCCTCCGCCTCCGCCCCCGCCTCCGTCTCTGGGCATCTTATCCCTAGATGCATCTGGATTTGTCCCCTGGTTGATGTCGTCTGCGTCTGATACCAAAAACCATCGCTTTGATGCGTAATTATTTTGGTCAACAACATCGAGCTGTTCCATTGAGCCGTTAATCCATGAAATAAGCTCGTTCAGTTTCTTACCGTTAACTACGCATTTCGCATTTGCTTGGATCATTTGGCTTGGCAGGTTTTGGTTTTTAGCACAAGGATGTTGCCTGCCCAAGTTGACAGGGATGATTCAATCACAATGTTTGCCTTATCTGTGACCATGCTATTGTATTCCGTGCTGTTTGGGACTGTTGGAAGTGTGTAAAAATACGTGTCGTTCAAAAATCTTACTTTTGGGTTTTCCGTTGTATCAACAACATCGCCAGTGTTCTGGTCGACAACTTGGAAAACAGGAGGCACGGCAATGTCTGTCACGTCAGAGATGCCTGAAGTGACTCCTGGCAAGATGTAATTATATCTTGTGTTGGTTACCACATTAATCGCGATTGGGTTTCTGAGATTGCCTATGCCGACTACTCTCTTGCCTGATTGCACAGTTAAAGTTTCGATTGTATTCCAATACATCCCGACATCAACAATAAATCCGTCAGTGCCATCAAGACTGAGAACCTCAAAACGTCCAGAGACAGAATTCATAAAAGGATCACTGCCAACTGTAAAACGCATAACAATGTTCACATATTCGCCAACACTTAAGCTGTGCGCTGTTGTGGTTGTGATGTTGATACCTGCGCCACCTGTGTTCATTGCTATTGAATCAATAAGTGATCCGCCCTTCTCCCTATTCCATATTTCACCAGTCAAAGGTGTCAATGTGACTGTCTCAGTCCAAGCGTCCAAGTCTGGCGGGTTGATCCTGAATTGTGTAGATGAAACCACCTCAAGAACGTTTGAATATACAAACACAGAACCGCCGGCGATTGTTATTGAGCTCGTATAACCAGGATCTTCTGGGTCGCCGAAGCTGTTTGTTTCACTAGGATCTGTGCCGTTGTCATAGGTGTATGACACATTGGTATAATATGCCCTATCACCGACTGAGAAGCTGTGCGGTGTTGATGTTGTGATGAATATTCCATCTGTTCCAAGCGTCATTGAGAGCGCCGTTATTCCCATGTTGCCGTCGCCAATGCCTGGAAACGTCACAAAACTTGAGCCTGACGGTGTCGCTGTGGTCTGTGGGATATTGGAAAAGGTGCGCGTGAATTGTATCATCCCGCCACCGATTGAGCTGTGGCCAGTATCGCCCACAAAGTAGGCAGATGAATCGCCTGTGAATGGCAACTCAATAACGCCGGCTGTGGTGGCGTTGGTCATTGGGTCATCAAGGTCGATCTGGCTTGCTGAGTAGTCGCTCTCGCGCTGGGTGCATATCATGTTGTAAACCTTGGTGGATGTGTCTCCATCCTCCAAAAAGGGGTAGCTGATGTAAGTGCCGTCAACGGCCCGCACGTTGGCCATGGTTGATTGAGTGTAGGGAATAGCCATTTTATTTTAACATTTTAAAGCTGCTTTAATATCTTCTAACAATGTGATTTGTTGATCCAGTTTGTCATTGGCATCTTTTGCTGGATCTTTTGGTTGCTTTGGATCTTTGCCTTTACCGCCTGCTCCGTTGGGGTCTTTGGGATCTTTTTTATCTCCTCCGTTTGGTGGTGGCGCTCCTGGCTTATCCCCTCCACCTTCGCCAGCTCGCTTGGCTCGCCTTGCGTTGATGTCAGCCATTACGTCGCCCATGTCCTCACCTCTGTTTCGCCTTCGCTGAATCTCTGCGTTTTCTGCTCGTCTAGTTCTATCCTCTTTGGCTTGGGCTGCTCTTTGCTGGCGATTTAGTGCATCTTTTTCACCTCGTTTTCTTGATACGTTTTCTATGTTTCCTCCGATTTGCATTTGGTCAATGTTAGGGCCTGCGTTCACTGCCGCTAATTGCTCTGCAAGATTTTTAGCCTCACCTATACTGATGCCGAACTTGTTCATTAAATCAAGCGCTGTTTTTTGCTTGTCGATGCGCTTTTGCAACTCGTCAGCAAGATCTGTATTGCCAGCCGCCTCTGCTCTGATTTTTTCAAGCTCTAAACCTTTTAATTGTCTCAGAGCCTCCTCCTCCTCTGCGTTCTGCCCCTCCTTTGCGTCTGCCCGCTCCTTCTCCTTTTTGATCATTGCCTCAACGTGAGCGGTGGCCTCCTCTCTGCCGATTTTGTGATCGTCCATAACCTTTAGAATGTCTTTTTCTAATTCTAGCGCGTTTTCTATAACCTCAACAGCATCAAGATCGCCCCTAAGAATAGCCTCTTTTAGCTCCTGCTGTAATTGAAATTGTTCTGTGTTTTGTGCAACGGCTTGAGCTTCTGATGCAGCCTGTTTGATTGCTTCTTGTGTCCTTTTCTTTTGTGCATCTGCAACTACTCCAGACGTTTTGGCTTGTCTGTCAAATGTGTCTGCCAGCTCATTCCATGCATCTTGTGCGCCTTGTGTCGATACCGACCAGTCTCCCATATTATCTAAAAACTCACCATTGAGGGTTTTCCACCTGTCAGTCGGCTTATCAAAGTTTATAGAGTCAATCTTGCCCTGTATGAATGACACATCCATCTTGTTGAGGTCGAACCCCATTTTATTAAGTGCGTCAATTAAGCCGTTAATTACAGGCGCAACCACTTTTTGCAGACTCAATCCAGCCAGCTCAAAACCCTTCACCAGATTCTCCCCGACGACCGCAACTGCCGCAGCCATTCCAGAAGCCAGATGCTTGACTGCACCCAGAAACGCATTAGCTAGCCACTCGCCAACCTGTGCCATCATAGCGCCAAATTTTGCACCTAGTGCCTTAAATGCTGCAAAGTTTGCATCACCAGAAATAAGCTCACCCACTTTGATCGTGGCTTTGTTTTTAAACCTTTCAACTTGGTCGGCTGCTTTATCTAATGATTCTTGAGTTTTGGCATCCATGATGCCGTATGATTCCTCAACATCCTTTGCCATTTTTTGATAACCGTCTTTAGCTAACCTCTTAAATACTTCCTGCATCCTTGGCGCAACTTTTGTGCCGAATATCTCCATAGATGATGTATAAGCGCCTTGCTGATCATCTGCCTCTGCAACGGCCTTTGCAATCGTCTTGAATTGCTCCTCTGGTGTCATCGCCCGAAGCTGGTCAACACTTAATCCTAATCTGTCAAATGCTCTTGTGAATGTAGTCATCCCCTCCCCACCTTGCACGATGGCTTTTTGCATATTATTAATGCCTTTTTCCATTGACTCAGCTTTTCCGCCTGCGTCAATCAACGCTCCCCTAAATACTTGGAATTCCTCGGTGGCGAAATTGGTGGAAGTCGCAATGTCTGAAAGTGTTGTGCCGAGATCGAGTGCTTTTTTAGCAAAGCCAACAAAAGCGGCAGCTAAACCCACAGATACCAGTTTTGCGAGCGCTCCTAATTTCTGATTAGCATCTCTAGCGAAGCTAGTGATCCCTGCTTGAGCTTTTGACAAGCCAGCTTTTACGCCAGACGAGTCTAGCGACATTTTCATTTTTATTTCACTTTTGGCCATTGTTTAAAATGTTTAGGTGTTTGGATTTAATGGCTCTTAATGATTCAGCCTCAAGTATTTTATAATCTGGTATCGTTGATATTCTGATTGTTCGTTGCAACGAAAACGCCCGCCTGATTGGTAACTTTAGAACGTCCTCTGGGTGCATGGCATACCTGCCAGCGATCTCATCAATCATTGATGCCTCACCCGCCACCGGTGGCATCGTGTTTGATCTCCTGCTACTTGATCCGCCAGAGTCAGAAGGGTATTCATCCAGTGATGCTTTTAGATGCTCACATATGACGTAAATGAGCGCTGGGCCGTCGCTCTTGTTTCTTAAGCTTTTGACTATGCGCTTTTGCAACCAATGCAATCGCCATGGCTTAAGCCATTTGCTGTTTGTGTTGCGGTGGCTGTGTCTCCATACATAATCAACCACAGACTCCATCGTTGGGTTGTCGTTGTATATGATCGGCGACTTAATTGCCAGCAAATCAAACCAGTTTTGCACAGTCATAGGCTTTAGTTTCTCGCCTGCCACTATGTAATCTTGTGAAAATGTTGACCAGTCCAGCGCTCTATTAAGCTCTAGCTTTTCACGTTCTGCTTGATATTCCTCTGCAATGGTCATCTTGTTTAATAAAAAAGCCTTGCCCGCTTAACAGGCGAGCAAGGCCGAAACCAAACGCTATTTTTTTATAAAATTACTTGTCAGCCTTGGGTTTTGGCGTGGAGAGTTTTTTAGCTAATCCTCGCTTGATGAGGTCAAGAGCCACACCTTCGTTGATGTCAACGATGGTGTCTGCATCCTCAACCTTGCCACGTATGCTGTGATCTTTTGTGAGCTTGACCTTCATATATTAACCTTGGTAAGTAACGAGAATTACATTGACGTCGAATGTGTCAAAGTCATCTTTGCCACGGTTGACGCCCACGCTTTGCACTACAAGAGTGGAAGCTGTGCCAGATCGGTCAAAGTCGTATGTGAACTCTGTGCCTTCTGGTGGGAGAACTGTTGAATCTGTAGCTCGTTGAAGCGTCATAGATCCTGAGATTTGATCAGCTCCGGCACGCACCATAAAGTCAGCTCGGTCGCCGTTGGCGTCTGTTCTGCTGATTACTCTGTTCTCGTTTGATGTGAGAGAAACAGAATCAACCACATACGCGACGAGGTTGATGGTGACGGATTCTAAGCCTTGGGGCTGTGATGCTGTTGAGTTGTATGGGATAGCCATGAGTGTGTAGTTTTAGTTTGGTTTTGTGGATGTTATTTAAGCAACTGGCCAAGCAGTTGTCAATATTGAAAAGTCGCCCTCGTAGGTTAAGACGGTTTCATCGTTGCTATTATCGAATGCGGTGTAGGTTGTATCTGATGCTACAAGCCTGTTAATCCAGTAATAATCTATCGAATCATTCAAGCTGGCAACTTGTGCCGCTCTTGATATGCTGAGAAGGTTGCGAACCTTTGCCACAAGCTCGCGGTGGTATCTTGAGAATGGAGCTGACGGCACTGCGTTTTCTGCTCTGTCTGTGTGAATGGTGATCTCAACGCTGTAGTTGTAGTGGTCATATTCAAGCTCTCCACCAGGCTTCTCGCTCATATGCTCGTCCTCTGCCAAGCTTCCGATTGAGATCATAACACCAATATAGTCGTCGCCCAGTCGTTGCGGGTCGTTGGCTGTTGCCAGCTCGATGCCGTTGGCTAGTAAGAAGTCATAGAATGACTGCTCAAGATTCCCTTCAAAATTAAAAACTTCCTCGTCTGACGTGGCTGGCATGGTGTATTTTATATATTAAAAATTGTAATTTGTCAACGCGTCTTGAAACCAGCTTTTTTCGATGCTTGCCTGTTGACGTATTCGAGGCGTTTGACGGCCTTTATTAGCCTGTTGCGCTCTAGTGCTGGAAGATGCTTGTTGACGTGCCACAAGCCCTTTGCTCTGCCACTTATAAGCCCATACGGGCCTTTAGCGGTCTTTGTCATGATGCCACTTCCAGACGTGGTTGCAAGATGTCTCTTGATGCCTTTGACGGCTGCACCTTTAGCGCCTAGTTGTAATGATGCCTTGTAAAAAGCGGCTTTTGCAATGCCTACATTTTTCTGCTGGCTTTTTACGTATTTCAAAAATAAAGCCTCACCCACCCAAGGCAATAGTGGCACGTCTAAATCTTTTGTTCTCCCCTTGTGGTTTTCGTTGCGCTTGTGCCATGTTGCAAGATCACCCATATTAACAATCACACCTGGCGCAACAATGCCCCCTCGCCGATATACTGGCCCTCCTTTTGTGTATCTGTGCGTTCTTTCTGCCACGTTGTCAGGGACAACAAAGCAGATTTGTCGTAAATCTTTTAGCACCGCCCACTCACCCTGCTTGATGTCTTTGGCTGTGCCTACGCTTGTGCCTTTATACACGCTAGGAAATTTTGCATAAGGGGGCGTCATTTTTGCCACTTCTCTGGCTAAGATGCCGGTTTGCTCTTTGACAAATTTATGTTCATCAACGCCCAGTTGCTTTGCTAGCTTGCGCGCCTTTTGTTGAAATACAGAGTCATCAACGTAAACCTTATTATTTCCGTATCTAGGCATCTTTTGCCCTCAAGGTTATCTCGTAGCTCTCAACGTCTGCCTGCACCTCGGTGATAACATACGTCTTGCGCTGTTGCACCCTGATGAGCGTCTCGCCGACTCTGGGGGCGTTGCTCAGTGCTGACTTGATACAGACTGCGCTCGTTGTCACTTCATCCTCATCGCCATACATATGGCGTGTTACGTCCATGCTGGACTCGTCAAACGCAGCTTGGAACTGATTGCCTCCAATGCTGGCAGGCTCGCCGATCACTCTTATGCTGTGAATAAGTGAGGCTTTTGTAAACTGATTAAATCCGCTCATAGCTTACAAAGATGATAGCTTGCAACTCGTTAAAGTCAAAGCATAAAAAAGCCCCCGCCGTTTCCAGCGAGGGCTTTTGTTTGTGTGTGGATTATTTGGAGCGCTTTGTCGCCTTCTTGGCTGGTTTAGGAGCTGAGACGTTCACCTTGCGCTTATCATAAGATATTTTACGCGAGTAACAAACTTCCCCCTCTTCATTGCAGTTGATGAATGCGTCATAGGCAACCTGTGCGTCCTCGGAAGCGGCAAGCACTTCCACGTCGCCATTAGGCTTTACCAGATGTGTAATGCTGACCTTCTTCATGATTATGCAGAGGTTACACGAACACCGTAGTCAACACCCTTAGCAACACCGTAAAGGAGGTTGCAGTTGTAGTAGAGGATGCCGTCGCTGTCGTAGAAGCGGCGGAACTGGACTGGAAGCCCAAGACCTGGAATGACTACTGTCTCAACTTCGATGCCGGCTTGTGCGGCAAGCTCAGAGTCAACAGTGCGTCCAGCCATTAGCAAGCTGTTACGCTGGAAAGCGAACGCTGTAAGGTTCTCAGCATTTGCATCAGCAAGGTCTGTCTCATGAACGTCAAACTTAGCAACGCGAGGAACCATTGCCTCTGCCTTGTCGGCTGTGATGCCAGGGATCTCTGCGCTGTTCAAGCTCTTAACGAGTGAAGCGTAGTAAGTTGGGTTCATGAATACAGAACGGCCCTCTTTAGGAGCTTTCTTGGTGTCTGTAAGTGTTGCGCCAAGGTCAGCAAGATCGTCGCGGTCAAAGTTGGCTGCGGTGATGGTGCTGGATGTTGCGAAGTTGGCGGCTGTGATCAAGTCCCAGATGTCGCCAAATACCTTATCGCCGAGTGCCTGAAGGGCTGGCTCGATGAACAGAGCATTGAGGTTGATGCTGGACTTACTACGCTCAACGTCGGTGAAGCCGTAGGTGAAACCGTAGTGAGTGTCCAAGTTAATGGTCGCTGCGGTCATTGCTACGTCAGCGGATGCTGTCTTATATCCTGTGGACATATCAGCAGCCGTTGGCTTGGTTGGGTAACGTGTGGTAACTGATGCACCAGCGTCACGCACGTCGGCGGAGAAGTCGGTGGTCAGTGCGGAAAGAGGGGCAAAGCAAGATGATAGTCCTGCAAGGCTCTCTTGTGCGATTTCGGCGAGGTTAGCGCCTGCTATTGTATTAGCCATAATTTATTAGTGGTTATGTTGTTGTTGGGTTAGATTTTGCGGTGCTTGTTCTCAGCATACCAGACGTTGCGTTGTGCGTGGTCTTCAATGTTGTGGTATTCTGCCCAGAACTCGTCCGCAGAGATTTGTTTTTCGTCCTGCTCACCGACTTCGGCGACTGGCTCATGTGTGGAGACTTGGAAGATTTCAGCGGCTTTTTGCGCTACAGCGTCGGCTGTTACGTCTTTGGCCTCTTCAACTTCGGCGTCCTTTGATTCTAGCTCGGCGCTGATAGCTTCAAGCTCAGAGGATTTTGCCTCTAGCTGTTCAGCAATTTCGGCGTGTGCCTTTTCGATCTCTGCCTTCTCGGCTTTGATTGCTTCGGCAGTTGCACAAGCGTCAACTAGCTCGGCAGAAATTTCCTCGACGCGCTCAACCTTCTCGGCGAGTTGCTCGGATACTTCTTGGCTAGTTTTGCTGATTGCTTCGATCTGCTTATTGAGCGATGCAATCTGCTTGTCTGCTGGGATGCTGAATTCGGAAGATGCTGCCATCTCTGTGATGTCGCTTGCTGCGGCTCTTAAGCCTGTGCTGATGTGGTCAACAAAGCCGGCGTCGAATGCCTCTTGTGCTGTGAACCATGTCTCAGCGTCCATTAAATCCTTGATCTCGCTGTCCTCATACTGTGAACGTCCATAGGCGCTCATGATTGAGGCGCTCATCTTGTCAAGCAAGTCAGCGTCAGCTCTTAGCTCGTCAGCGTCTCCGATGGACATCGTCCAAGGGTTATGAATCATTAGGAGTGCGTTGTCTGCCATGTGGACTTCGTCGCCAGCCATTGCGATGACTGATGCCATGCTTGCGGCTAGGCCGTCAATGTGAGTGATCACTTTGGCAGGGTGGCGCTGGAGTGCATTAAACATTGCGTTGCCGTCAATGACTGAGCCTCCTGGTGAGTTAATGCGGAGGTTAATTGTCTCTGCATTGATTTCTTTAAGTTCGTCAACGAATTGCTTCGCGTTAACATCGTAACCGCCGATGGCGTCATAGATGCTGATTTCAGCAGAGGAGTTGTCCTCTGTTGCTGTCATATTATACCATGTTTTGGTCATCTTCGTTATTTGGGTTGGTGTTGTCTGTTTCTGGCAGTATATCGCCAGGCTTTGTAAGAATTGATAGTTCAGCGGGGTCGTGGCCATAGTCCTCGGCAACCTTCTTGAGCATTGCCAACTCCTTGGCTCTTTGGACGATCACATCGTCATAATGCTCACCACGTCGCTCTGTGATGTCTGTGGCTGTGATGATGCCAGCGCGAAGGTCTTCAAGGTCTGCTTTACGCATGCGGCCCTCGTCAACGGTGAACTCTGCCGGCTTGGTAAATGATACTTTCCACCAGTCCTCTGGCAATGTGTATGCGCCCATCTTTGCCCGCTTGGCAATGATGTATTGCGCTAGTCGCTTGTATCCTTTTTCTAGCGTCTCGCGTCGAGCTGCTATTGATTTGTTGATGTCTGCGGCAAAGCCACGAACGCCAGCACCTCCAACGCTGGAGCTATCTAGCATCTCCCTGCGCCAGCCCATGGCGTAGAATGCTGATTGCTCGACAAGTTGCGTGAACTTGAGCCAGCCTTCTGGTGGGTCGTTGGCTGTGTGTGCCTTGAGGCTTCCACCATTCTTAATGATGCGGATCATTCCGCTGTCCATGTAAGTCGTGCCTGGTGCTGAATCACCGCCACCGATGCCGAGGGCATTGCGTCCGATGTCGCGCGTGCCACTCTCTGTAGATTCTACAAGCGTTAGGATGCTGTTGATCTTCTGCTTCACCTTCTGGGCCTCCCTAGTCTCGCTGAGATCGTACCAGTCCAGTATAGCTGCCGCCACTGTTGGCGTGCCACGTCCTTGGCTGAACCATTCCATGTCGGTAAAATGCACCATACTGTTGGCTGGGATGTCTTGGAAACCCCGCTTGCGTGAATCGTCTTTGATCCTGTAGGCGATTGGAGACATATAATCATCAACAATTACGCCTGTGAGTATTCTGCGCCCCTTGTAAAATTCAGAGTCGTTGACATATCCTTCATGGCAATCGCCCCAGTCGCCAACTCGGTGAGCTTCTACAAATTGCAATTTAGGGAAACCTGTGTCTTTTTGTTCTGTAAGGACAACGAAAAAGTCTCCGTCAACGTCAAGAAGTTTTGAGCCTCGCCAGATGTTTTTTCTGAATGAAAAGTTTGAACCTCTGATGTCAAAACCAAGATCCAGTTTTTTGAAGTCTTCTTCAACTGCAAGGGCGAAGTCAGTATCAGCGCTAAGTGATTGGAGTCTCCATGATCCACCGTAAACGTAGTTAGCTTTCTGCTTAACTGCGCCGGCGATTGATGAGAAAGATTGATAAATGTAACGACTATCACCAAGCATCATCTTATGCCTGTTGGCCGTCATCATGTCGGCAATGTCTTGCGATAGGTTGCTTGTGTTCAGCCTGCGCTGATCGTTTCGCCCGCCAGGGTAAAACTCGCTTGACCCTGAACGCCATTGCAAGCCAGAGCTTTTCAAGCTGGCCTTGCCGTAAGTTGATTTGATTGGATTAACTGCCATTATCCTCGTTGGTTGTAACTTACTCTAGCGATGAACGTGTCTGTAACTTCGTCGTTACCATCTAGCACGTAAGTCTCAAGCTCTGCCTCGGTCATCTCGCCACCATCTGCACCTCCGATTTTAATCGTCTTGTAAGCAAGACGAATCATTTCCGAGAAGTCAAACGCTCCCCAGTTTGGTGGCAGTTCATATGAGAAAGACTTGCCCGCCAGCGATGCGTTAATCATGCGTGCGCCTCCTTGTTGCACTGTCTCAAGTTGCGCTATTGTCAACTGCTCAAGCAGTGCCAACGTAGCCGAAACGGATTTGTCTGATTGAATCCAAAGAGTAAAAAGCAAGGAGCGCATATTGTGGTTCTATATAAAAGCTAAAAAAGTGTAATTGTCAATTCTATAAATTTTCACACGTCATCCTTGTCATCATCTCCACCATCAACTCCCACCAGTCCAGCCATCGCCGCGCAGACGCATGACATGATCTCGCAGTCGCCATAGTGGTCGTCTTTGCTGTCTCTATTTATGAAATCGTAATATCTGCGCCCGTCTGGTGCTGTCTTGCTGATGCGATGCCATGCGTTAATCTGTCGCTCGTAAACGCTACCAGCATCGTCGGCATACGTCCACACAAGTTTCTCGTCTGTTGTGCGTATGCTTCGGATTAATGATAGCCTGCTGAGTGCTGAGTTTTTCGAGAATCTTATCTGGCCCACGTATCGGCTACCGTTCTTTGCGTTCTCTGTGCCTTGCCCTGTGTCCAAGTATTGCACGTCTGAGTATATGCGCCTCAATCCGTCTGGATGTCTAAAGTCGGCAGCCTTGTCGCCCCTGAACACCATCCATCCGTTCTCGCCGGCGATGCGCTGAATCTGCACCGTGTTGTAGTTGCCATCTAAGAATACCCGCGATCCACGGATGCCTCCTTGTTTTAGCTTCCACTTATCAGCTAGGTCTCTGATCTGGCCAACGCTGACAACCTTCTCCCTCTCAATGAGCCTTGTCTGCAATATACCGTTGATGATTGCCCACGCTCTTATGACGACATAATAGTGATCTTTCTGAACGTCAACTGTGCAGAACATTAGCGGGTCATTCCCGTCAGCGTCCCACTCTTGCCCAAGTAGATACCCGCCTCTTGCGCTCTCTTGCACTTCGTCTGTCATATACTCAGACTCGTTCCATGCTTGAGCTAGTTGCTTACGCACAAAGTTCTCTAGCTTCGACAAGTCGCCACGGCTTCGGGCGATGGTTGCCTCTTTCCATCTGGTGACAAGTTCGGGCCATGGCACATGAACCATTGCATTGTAGTGGAAGAACTCAATGCTTGGGTCGCCGTTGTCGTTCATCTGGATGTATCGCCCGCTCATGTTGCGCCTGTCTTGGTCGGCTGCGCTCCAGTCCATGCGCCCCTCGCAAAGCTGGCACTGATAATAGACTGACTCTCTAAGCTTCACCCAGTCAATCATGCCCTCCTCGTTCATAACCTCCTCGCTTGATGCGTATCTCATGCCACCAGGTGGCACTTTGCCGTTCACGGCTGGTAGTTTCCAGATGTATGGAATCTCCTCGCCACAGCAATCACATTTCACGTGCCACGTTCTCTGTGTTGATTTGCGCCACAGCTCATCAAGCTGACTGCCAGCAGTCTGACCGGAGCTGGGCAAGAACATCTGCCATTGCCACTGGAATGAACTTTGTCTGTCGTGGATCTGCTCAAGCCAGCCTTCTTCGTCACGATACGCCCAGCTCTCGTCGGCTGTGATGCGCTCAAGCGTTTTACTGTTGCGGTTGGCCATGATGCCCGCTGAAAGTAAGCGGATGTATCCGTATGGCGTTGATGTGTAAAACTTGGTGCGACGATACGCTTGTTCTGGTATTGTGCGCGTGATGGTGTCAGTGTTGTCGATCAACGGCACAAATTTATCGTCAGAGAACTCCTTGAGCGCCTCGGCGGTGAGGTCATAGTGTGCAGAGTTACATGGTGATGTGTGCAGTCCGTAGAGTTGCACAAGCTGGGCGGCTAGTGTCTTGATGTGCTGAACGGATCCAATCAAGCCAACGTATCCGCCACGCTTGCTTGCCGCCATTCTGACAGGCTCAACAATTAGCGGGTGATGGCTTCGCTTAAAGTTGCCATAGTCCAGTTGGACATTAGCCTCTAGCCATGCAACTGGGTCGCGTCGTTTCACGTTTGGCAGATCACTCATGCTCAATGTATTGTTTTTCCTCGGTTGATGCACACTCAACGAACCAGTCTGGCAAGTTTACTTCGCCTGGTGGCTTGGCAACTTTCTTGAGTGCCTCAAATAGTGTCAGCGATGTCAGCAATGGTGCAAGGATGTCATAAATCTGCGCTGGCTCTTTGTGACTAAGTTTCTGCGCGATCTGCTTGGCGAACTTCTCACAGCAGGCATTGCCAGCCCAGAACATGGCCCGCATGATACGCTCGACTTCGCCACGGCTTAATAACTCGCCACTGTCAAGTCCGAGCTTTTTGTTATGCGCTTCTTGGTCTCGAAGCTGCTTGTTGATTTTCAGGTAATTTTCAAGAGATATTTTTTCACGCACATCGTCTCCTATGGAT